ATGAACACTATAGATTCTGGGGCTGACTCTAGCAAACCCTCTTCTACCATTAAGTGGCACAGGTGTAGATATACCTGGCCTTGAAGCATATGTGACCTAAAAGGCTGTTTGATTGCCCTCCAAGCAGCTTCTAGGTCACCACCAGCACCTGCAAGAAGGCTAGGAGCCTCTATGCGAATAGTGCCAGCCCCCATTGACTTTATCTCAATGAGGAAATCGTTACCCAAACCTTTTACCCAGCCGTCAGAGTGGCCTTTGATCATGTGCTTTTTGCTCTGCAGCGGGACTTCTCGATAGTCACCGTCAAGGCTAGTACCCCACTCTGTAGTTCCATCTCGTAAGAACCAAAGACCGTATAGGTTGCCCATTTGCTTAATCCAAGTCTGCCACTTGTGGTGAATAGCATGGCCCTCATCAAAAATGGATTGCAAGCGTAGTGTTGGCTTGTCTTGAGTTGCTACATAGTTACCAGTTAACGCGTGGTAAGCATGCAGAGCGCACCATTCAGACTTAATAAGGTCACTAGGGTGCAAGTAACTCTGATCACGGAACTCCGGCTCACGTGCGAGTATGTAGCGTTCTAGTGGACCTGTAATCCTTGATACGCGTTTGTTAGCATCAAGAAAGGCCTTTAGGTTTTTGCTTGCTATTTTTTGGGGTTTTGAGGGCATTAGGGCGATCCAACCAATCTTCTAGTGTCATTCCGGCATCGGTATATTTACGAACCATAGCATTTCTTTCGCGGTGTGACAAACCGCCCCAGATACCATGAAGCTCGTCATTCTTTATAGCTTCGACTAAGCACTCTCGTCTTACTGGACAAGCGGGCTGGTCATCTAAGCCAAGGCATACAGCCTTAGCTTTATCAGCTATGTCAGTATACAGTTCTTTATCCCTTGGAGGAAAAAAGATTTCTGTATCTACTCCTCTACACTTAGCTTTGTATCGCCAAGCCCAGGGGACGTCGTCTTCGTTATCGTCGTACATTCGTGCTCATTCCTAAAGTCTCGGAGTTCAATGAAATCGTGTTCCTCCAAGAGCACGTAATTTTTGCCATTTAAACTTATTCCCAGGGCAGCGACACGACTATCTAAGATAGCTTCCATGACTATCTTTTCTAGTACATCTGATTTTAGAGTGAACGACTTCTTACCTGTCCACTTATGTTCTATCAAGAAGTCATTAGTCCTTACGTCACCCTTACGAGACCAGAAGGCCCCGGAAGCAGCGGAACGCTGTCCTCCAAGTGCTTTCTCTAAACGTTTTTCATGTTTTAGAGACTGCTTTTGACCTTCGCTTTTCATATTATCTCATCAATCTTTTCTGTGAAGTCTGGTGTCCAGTCTTCTATATCTATGTCTTCCGGACCCATAATTAATCGCTGTAAAACCAAGTTACTGCAAGTAAAATTACTAAAGATATTAATACCATAGACATACCTACTTTTATCATTCCTGCTCACCGTCTAACGCTTGAATTGTTAGGCAAGGGTATTGTGGGTAATTGTTTTCGTCAACGGCACACTCTGAACAAGTAATGTCATCAGCAGGCCCGTTGATAGGCTTATGGACTTCCCGCACACGTTCTTTGATTTCTTCCTGTGCAGCATCCCACAAAGTGCGCTGCCAATCATCTAGGCAACTATTCCTTGTGTATTTAAAATCAATCATTATTCCTCCTATGAGTGTGCTGGGGCCCGAAGGCCCCAGCTACTAAATTACTTAGGCATTTCCTTAAGTTGAAGAGCTTCATCATTGTATACAGATGACCAACCAAGGTATTTCTTACCCCAGTGCTTTGCAAACCAAGTCAAAGGTACTTCTCCAACGTAATTTGCTGTAGGAGCGTCAGTACCAATAACAATTCCCTTCTTATCTGACTGCAATACTACGTGACCGTAGTGACCGCCATCAAAAAAATGTGGGGCTCCAATAGGTGCTTTCTTTGGATCTGTATTCTTTGCTTTTGCTGGGATATTATTCCATGCATCTAATGCAGAAGCGTACTTAGCCGGCAAGCCCCAAGCATTCTGACATGTGCGATGGCAGTAACCCTGCACACCGCTCTTATGGTTTACCATAAGTTTCTTTAAATTATTGTAGGCCTGTAGGCCTGTTAAACGGCTAACTACCATTTTAGTCCTCATCTTCTATTTTGATCAGTGGTGAAGTACGGAGAGTATCCATTACTTCACTAGTTAGTGCATCTTTGAGATCAAGTTCCTCGCGGATTGATTCCAACATGTTAGCGGCGCCTTGCCACTTCCTATCCCCATAGTATAACCAGCCACCACGACGTTCTACAATTCCATTGAGAATAGAGAGTGAAATAATCTCTTTTGCAGAGTCATATGATCCGGCGTCTAGCGGTCCTCCATCAGCAAACCAGAAATCTAGATAAGCAGTCTGCTGTGGTGGGAATGTCTTATTTTTAATAGTACGTACACGGATAGTCTGGCCACAACGACGCTTGCCTTCTCCGACACCTACTTCTAACCAGTCATCGCGCTTTACTTCTACGCGAATAGCCATGGCATAGTCCTTGCCCAGACCACCTGGTGTAGTACGAGGATCTCCGTGCATTACGCCGATCTTCATACGGAACTGGTTAATCAATAGGCAAGTAATTCCCCGCTCGTTTTCTACCAAAGAACGCTTGGTAGCTTTAGAGACCTTGCGGAAAAACTTATTTGTAAGAAGAGCTCCACGACCTACGGTCATTTCGTCCATGTTCTTATCATCTTCTGCTGTAGGAACTAAAGCAGGAAGAGAATCAATAATAATAAGATCAACAGCTTTAGATTCACAGAACTGAATAGCTGCTTCATATGCTTCCTCCATAATGTTAGTAGAAACTACAAATACACGGTCTGTATCGATACCGCACATTTTTGCATAGCCAACGTCAAAAGGCTCTGCAGCGATCCACACAGTTGTAAAGTCTGGATCTTTTGCTTGATTAGCGGCTACAGTCTTAAGAGCAATAGCGGTCTTACCATTAGATGCTTCACCAATGATCTCAGTCCACTGGTTTACTGGCCATCCACCACCAAGTACAACATCTAGTGTGAGAGATCCTGTAGTAATGCGTGTAGGAAGCTGCGCTTCACTAGCTTTAATTACAGTTCCGGGACCCATCTTTTTATTTAGTAGCATGGCAATTTTCATTACCTCTGCGTTTAAAGTCATCATTAGCCGATCCTGTCTACAATTACGTTAGGGTTAAAGTTGTTTGCGGTTGATACTTGACGTGCTGGAGTAGATGGGCCTGCAGAACCTGATGGCATACCTGCCCCACTACCTGACTGTACTACTGGGTAACCGCAGTCGTAGCAACGCTTCATCTGAGTACCTGTAGGTGCGAAGTAATTTCCGGAGTAACATCCTGGACAAGAATCATTCATGCGAGAACTCTGGGCCTTAGTTACTAGTTGATCTTGATTTGCGTCGTACTGAACTGGCGTACTAGTTACATCACCTTCTGGTACATATCGTACGTTTGGTATTGGACCTATGGGTGCAGTAGGGCGGCTTACTGACGGTGCGTTATTATCACTGAGCTTTTTGCTCCACCAATCATTGCTCATTTTTGTATCCTTCCTTAATTAAGTTTAAGTCTACCAGAGCAGTCATACAAGATACCGCAGCTGAAAAGGATACGTGCTTAAATAATGTTGTCATTGCATCAAACACTTCTTCATCCGGAGTTCCTTCTCCATCTTCCATTGCAGATGCAAAGTAAGTCATAGCACTTATCTGTGCTGAGATCATAGAGTGCATTTCAATTACAGGAAGTATTGGAGCTAGCTTTGCTAGGCGCTCCTCACTTGCGGACTCTTCCATCTCTGCTACATCCATTGATAGGGGTGTAAGCCCTAACATTTCTGCAATCAGTTCCGGCTGCTTAATGCCAGAATCGTAAATGATCTTACGAATCTGTACACCTGGCGATATGGTCTTTATTGTTACTTCTTTAGTTTTCTTTTTACGAAAAAGCCTCATTTTGCTTCTCCCCACCTCTGGACGGTTTTAACGTCTGCCAATAATGGAATCTTTAATACGTCAATGCCTTCCATAGCTTGACGTATTGCTTCAGCCGTCTCTTCAACCAGATGGTCTGGGGCAACTGTTACTAGTTCATCGTGAACTGTCAATATTAAGTTTGCTTCACTAGGTATCATAGCGTATGCCCGGACCATTGCAACTTTGATGAGATCTGCAGCGGATCCTTGGATAACCGTATTAAATGCTTGACGTTCTGCCCTTGAACGCTTCCATACTTCCGAAGACCGGAGGTCTGGTAAGTAGCGGCGGCGTTTCAAGATTGTTGTTGCGTAGGGCACAGGAGTCTGATTCCTACTCTCAGTAATAACAGTTCGGCGGTAACGGTTTACCGATGGGAATTTAGCCGAGAAGCCGGTTAGCAACTCTTTTGCTTCTGTTACGGTACATCCGATTTGCTCAGCAATCTTGTCTGGGCCTACACCGTATGCCATAGCAAGCACTAGAACCTTACCGGCCTTACGGTTAACCCCCATGGTGTCGCCTACGGTTGTGTAGATATCTCCACCCTCTAGATATGAACCGCACATAATACGATCGCTAGAGAACGAAGCAATGATGCGTGGCTCAATCTGCGAGTAGTCAGCAACGATAAGCTGGTGATTCTCAGGAGCAACAAATAGGTTGCGAATAGCTTTACCGTTTGAAGTATGCGGTGCTGGTACGTTCTGTAGGTTTGGATTACGACTAGAAAATCGACCAGTCTCTGTTCCGTATTGTACAAAATCAGTGTGAACCCTGCCATCAAGCAGCAAAGCTTTCTTAGAAACTACCTTGCTCTTACCTAGAAGCGTACGAGTAATGTCGCCACCCAAGTATGGAATTACATACGTGGTAAGCAACTTGTTAAGGTCTGAGTACTTGATAAGACCATCTACTACGGCATCCTTACCAGCAAAGTGTGTGAGTGCTTGTTCTGATACTGAGAAGTCAGTTACTGCTGTGTCTTCTCCGCTGTCATACTTCTTCTGTCCATTGGTAGTTAATACCTTTGGTCGAAGTCCGCGGCCTCCCTCTTTCTTAGGAGTAAAGAGAATAGTCTGCTTTTCTTTTACACTATTAAGGTTGAATGCCTTGCCAGCAGCAACGTAGATCTCTGCCTTTGTTTCTTCTAACTGATCCTCAAGATCTTTCTTTAAGACTCGTAAAGCTGCAACATCGATATCTGCGCCACGTAGTTCCATGCTGCAGATAACTTCAAGTACGTCCATCTCAAGAGCAAACAGTTTGGTCATCCGGTCAGTAGTAAGACGAGCGGATAGCTTCTTCCATAGCTTCCAAGTCCACTCAGCGTCTAGGCCAGCGTAGGTAGCAACGTCGTCAAAACTGTGTGCTTCAATCTCCTTGCCGACACCCTTGACCATCTCGTAGCCAAATTCACGCTTTAGGCAATCGTCTAGGCCAAGACCATTTAGGCGGTTCTGGTTGTCTAGGATAAATGAGGCAATTAGGGTGCAGCCATAAGCTGGGTTAGGAAGCCCACCGATGTACTTGGCTATGCTTTGGAGGTCAAACTTTACGTTATGCCCTACCTTTACCTTGTTGCTTGTAAATAGCGATTTAAGGGCCTTAAAGACCTCTCCAGGCGTTAATTGGTCTGGGGCCTCCGTGAATACCTTAACGGCCTTCTTTTCGTCCTTACTGTAGTCCTGAGGGCGTAGAACAAGGCCCTTAGCCTGGCGTAGCTTGGCTGACGGCAGTAAGGGGTAATCGGTACGGATATAGTCCCCATTTGGGTGTCCCATAGGGATAACATCTACCCGACCCTCTGTGGCTAGGGCAATCCATACAACGGCATTCTGGCGTGGATCTCCACGGTGTGGGCCGGACGTTTCTACGTCAAATACAAATTCATCTACTTTTGAGTAGGCATCGACCACTTCTTGAAGTTGGTCGGAAGTCATAACAATATTCATATTGCGCTCCTAAAGAATGTAGGGTGCTAAGCCAAGGAGGGGGAGACCTAGCACCCTACAGGGTGAGATCTTAGTCTTCTGGGATTTCGCGAGCGATATCAGCAAGTTCTGTCTTGGTGGACATGCGTAATGCTTCCGGACCAAGTGGTGACAGATCGCTAATTGCCTGCGCTACATCAGAGGCGTCAAGATCCCAATCTTCGGGGAGATCGCGTTCCTTAACTGGCATGATTGAGTAGCTAGTCTTGGTGCCTTGACCTGACTTGCTAACTGCCCAGAAGATACGGTCTAGAGGACCGGTCTTAGGATCGCTGTTCAGCTTTTCTAACTGACCACAGAGACGAAGACCAACGGTCATCATCTGTACCTGTGGATCTTCTTCCATCAAGTTAACAATTGAGAAAGCAAACTTGTTTTCTGCTTTGTTACCTGCACGGCATAGAGGGCACTGTGAAGTACCGAGACAGACGAAAGACTTCTTGCCTGTGCGCTGTACCCAGTGCTGTGAGAAACTCATAGGTTCTGCTGAAAGGAACTTAATGAGTTGAACATCTTCTTCAAACTTGAAATCAGATGCGTATGACTTGCTGACTTTTGCTGCAACTTTCTTTGCTGCTGCCCAGCCAACCTGTACGACAGAAGAGCGTTCTGCTACTTCGTCTGCGTCTTCAGTTTCAAAAATTTCATCCACTGCGACTGAGGTGTCAACTTCATCATCTAGGTATGAGTTAACGTTTGTATTGCGGTTTACCATGTTCTTACTTTCTGTTAGGCCATATGGCGTGTTGGTTATTCGGTTTCTTGGCTATGGATCTTAGTCCAGCTCTCATATAATTCCATAGAGAGGTCTGTATGTCGATCCCAATCAATCCGAGGAGCCTCTAGGAGACTTCTGGACTGAAAGCTTTGTATTGCACTTTCAATCATAGCACGACTGTACATGCGCCAGCCGGGCTTTTTTTCACCCTTTACTATAATCGACTTTAGTCGATAAGGAGCACGTGGGATATATCCCTTACGCTCCCACAATCGTATAGTAACAAGTGGCCTACCCAGTGCACTTGCGAAAGTGCCTGCACTGAATAGTTCTACTGTAGTACCATTTGGCAAAGTTTTCAACTGCGGTGATGAATCCCAAGAATCTTGGTCTTCTGCAGCTTTTTTCTTCCGCTCTACCTTTGGGTCTACCGGACGGCGTTTGTTCTTAGAACCTGGGTAAAACTCATCAAGGGCTCCGAAGATATCCTCAAATGGGTCTGTACTCATTACTTAAGTGTGCCTTCCATAGCTTTCTTAAATATATCAATAGCGATGAATGCAGCACCCATGCTATCTTCTGACCGAGAGAATAGAAGTGGATCCCACGCCTTTAGTCCCTCTGACACTAACTCTAATAAACGTTCTTCGGTTAGATCACTCATTGTGATTTGCCTCCCTATGAGCCATGAAGTCTAGCAGCTCTGTAAATGTTTTATCGCAATCCCAGCAGATATGCAAGTTGTCTTCCATATAGCGTTTCATGTACGACATATTTTATTCCTTTGTAAGGATGAAAGCGCTTGTAACTTTCTTAGGGAACATCGTATCGATGTCTTCCTCAGTTAGCAAACCCTCATACAAACAAGACATAACTTCTTCTTCATCAAGTACTGGCTTTAGTTGGAAGCAGCGTGCTGACAAACCTTTTTCACGGAGAAGTTCCTGTGCAGCTGCTTCGTCTAAGGTCTGAGATACGCGACGCTGTTTTTGCATACCGGCAAAGCCACCGTATTTTGGCATATCGCACCACTTGTGGCCTTTATCATCTTCGAGACCATTAGCGTCTACGAAGGAAAGCAATTCTTTCTTAATAACATTCTGACGTGCTGTAAGATCGTCAATGTTCTTCTTGAGATGTACATATTCCTTGAACATTGATTCAAGACCTGTAGCACCAAAGTCTTCTGCTGTTGGCAGATTTTCTTTACCAATTACTTCTGGCATTTGCCCTCCTGTGTTTTTATATTTCTACAAATTCTTCTAATGCGGTTATTAGAACGTCGGTAACTGTAATTCCTTCTTCCGCAGCTTTTTCTTTTGCTGCGTTCCAAAGTTCATCAGATACTCTGACGGTTCTAGTTGGGGTTTGGTTGTTCACTAAGTCTCCTTGTGCCATAGCCCTCTTCACACCCTATACTACTATTAAATTGAATGCAAGAATTGCCGAAGTGACCCGACCGTAAGGTCTAAGCCACCAGCAGTATCTATGCCTTCTCCATCAACGATAGCATTTGCTACTGACATTTTTTGCTGCAGCATCTCATACTGACGTTCTTCTATGGAGCCTAGCATAAGAAGGTCTTGAATCACAACTTTTTCCCAGGTGCTAGATGCTCGCTTGATTCGACCGTTCCTTTGAAGAGCGAGTCCTGCATTCCAAGGCAAGTCATAATTGACCAATAGGTTAGCTTGAGGAAGATCGACACCATACCCGCCAGCATCAGAACTAACGAGAATACGGGTAGAAGGATTAGTTTGAAAATCGACTTTAGCAAGTTCTTTCTCCTTAGCGCTCATTTTGCCAGTATAGGTATTGGCGCCAAATACTGCCAAGTCCTTCTTAATGATATCAGTCATAGAGACAAAACTAGTGAATATAACTAGTTTATTATCTTTGTCTGAGCTTAGAAACTCAACTACAGTTTCTTTTAATATATCTAGCTTTGGAGACTTTATGATCTTTGGGAGTCGATCTTGAGCCATAAGCTCTGAGGCATACTGTGATCCCTTTATGCCCAATGGATTCGAATCATAGAGAATGGCGCTTGAGTGTAGCAAAGCTGGGTGGTCGCATAGCATCCGCAAAGATACTAGCTTAGACATGATACGGCCACGGACAGCGTTTGCCTCCTGGTCTACATATTGATCTGAGAATAGGCTAAAGTTACTAAAGTTTGCTATTGCATCGTCTAGATCCTCTAGAAGTTCGTCCACAATACTGTTGTATAGTTTTTGTGAAGAACGATCAAAAGGTATCAAGATTGGTGCAGCATTGAGTGTTTCCGGTAGATATGGTGCTACGTCTGGGTCTTGCTGCCGTTTGCGCACGGATGCTTTAGAAACCTTTTCATGCAATACCGGTAAGTTCTTGTACCGATCAATACC